AGCAAAGAGGAAGTAAAAACAATGTCTTACATAGGACAAACAAAATTAGACGCAAACCAACTAATGAATATTTGGTTTGAGATGGAAAGCAAACCAAATGCTGAACAAGCGCAAGAAGCGCTTTTTGAAGTGGCGAACCACTTGGGACAAGCTTCAGAACTAAACAAACTAGTTATGGGTTATCTTGATACAGTGTGGGGGCAAGAATAATGACTAGGAAAAACGTAACATTTAGTGGTGAAATAGAAACTGGTGGCGTTGCCATTCATATTATAAAAAATGAATTCCAACGCTGTGGCATTAAGGGCTGCAAGGTTGTTTCTGATAGCACGCCAACTGTCGACGCTGAAATTGTTTTGCCAGTTTATGCAAATTGCCAAGTGGCACGTGAACACCTGATTTCAGTATGTAACGTTCTAGAACGTTTAGGCTGTACCGTGAACGCACGTTGTGGCTTGCACGTTCACATTGGCAACGCACCCTTAAAAGATGGCGTATCAGCGTCTGATTTTACTGGCGCAAGTATTGCTCATACTGAACGCACTGGTGAGTACTACTCAAACCATGATGAACCGTTTGGTGCTGCCATCATAAAGGATTGGATGGTGCGCTATACACGTATGCAAACAACGCGCAACGGCATTAACGCAATGCTGCCAGCGTCTCGCCATAACAATCGTATGTGTAAGCGCTTAAGTCTTAGTGCAATTGAGTGCGCCAATACCATTGGTGAGCTACAAGAAGCAACGCACGGAAAATTTTCATCTATCAACTTGCAGACGTGGTCAAAAGGTACAGTGGAATTCCGCCAGCATAGTGGCACGATTGACGCTGAAAAAATTTGGGCATGGATGCAATTTTTGATTAACCTAGTTGGTCACACAATTGAAAACCGTGTTACTTCCGGAACGCGAACAATTGTTACTAATACGCCAGAGCAGCCATTCAGACGCGGCGCACGCGTTGGCGTCCAGTATGAAATGATGCGTTCAGAAAGTGGCGCAACAACTCAAGAAATAATGGACGCGACTGGCTGTAGTGAACAGCGCGTTCGCGCCGCTGTTAGTGAGATACGTTCACGCATTGGTGATGCGGCTGTAGTGACTAGCACGCAGCAAGCGAATGGCGCTTCATATGGTGATGGAACGCACCACACTAGCTACACGGTTTTGTTCTCATTCGAGACGCAATCGAGTGGTGCTACGTTGTTGCCAGAAAACACAATTGGCAACGCGTCAATATGGGCTGGTATTCCAGATGAGGCGTTCGAATGGTGGCAGAATAGAATAGCCGCGCTAGCATAGGCTAGCGATACCCCATACAGTCCCAGAGAGGCCCGCCTAGTGCGGGCCTTTTGCTTTTCTAAGGTACCCTAGCCAACCCGAACAATTGTTCGGAAATCGGGGCATATGGTGCCTATGACCCCCCTTTGTTTGACGGGCTATCGGGTGGCAGCTTTACACACTGTTCTCCACGAACAGTTACCTCAGAAAACCTTTTTACCCTCTATGGGTCCCATAGACCCCTCAAAAAATTTTTTTCAAAAAATTCCATTGACCCCTCCCGTATCTTCCCATACTCTACCAAGCAGAATGGAATGGAGTTACATATGTCTAGCAAGGGTTGGTGGGAAGATTTAGAATTAATGCGTAGGCTTTATCGCTACGATTCTGAGAGTGGTTTGATATATGCTTGTGATCGTTTGCCGAAAGATTTTTATGATACTGGAGAGGGCAGTTCTTTTGTGAGTGCGGCTGGTCAGGCTTCTAAGTACAATATCCAGCGCAGTGGCAGGCTGGCTTTTAATCGCCGCTTTAGAACGAAGAGGTCCACCTGTGATTATTTGACGGGTAGTTCATCGTATCTTGGTGTCCAAAAAAAATTGTTAGCGCATCGTGTAGCGTTTTTCTTGTATCACGGTCATTATCCTGTTTGGCCTAATTCTGTTGATCATATTAATCATGACGGTTGTGATAATAGGATTGTAAATTTGCGTGAGGTTACGGCTAGGGAGCAGTCTGCGAATACTAGATTGAGCAAAGCAAATACGTCTGGAGTTAAGGGCGTGAGTTTTTTAAAGGATCGTGGGAAGTGGCGTGCGTCTGCTAACATTGATGGGCGGAAGGTGAATTTGGGTACATTTTTGAATGTTAATGACGCGATTGCGGCTAGGAAGGCGGCTATGAATGCCTAGATATAGATTAAATTATGGTGATGTTCGGGAGTTTGATGCTCAGACTGCGGGTGAGGTTGTACCTGAGATGCAGAGGAAGCATTTTATTGGAGCTTGTGAGCATGAGCGTTTGTTTATGCGTCGATCTGCTATGGAGATGTGCGAGTGGAATGGGAAGAATTATTATTTTCATAGCCGAGATGCGTTGGCTGAGAGTATGATTAAGAACGGATTGTTAGAGGTTGTTGATTAAATTTTGATCCTTTGCTATTGTTGTTTTAAATTTTGGCGAGGTATGTTTTTATGATTGGCGCTATGTCTCCTCAGATGGGTCCTCCACCGATGTCTCAGCCTATGGGCCAACCGATGGGTGTTCCTCAGATGGGTCCAAATCCCATGATGGGTCAACCGATGATGCCTATGGCACCTCCGCCTCCAATGCCGATGGGTCCACCACCTATGCCGATGAACAACATGGGTCCTCCTCCGCAGCAACCGCAGCAAGCGAACATGGTAAATTATGGTGGCAGTGCTAGGGGCCGTGCTGGTTTTAAGGCGTCTTTGCAGAATCGAAAAAATAATTTCTTGCAGAATCAGCAAGATCAGATGGCTATGGCTCCTCCTCCTCTGCTTCCACCGCCTATGGGCGCTCCAGTTCAGATGATGAATGGTGGTGTTGTTCCCCTGTTTAGGGGTTTGGGTAATTATTGATGGACTATGATCTTCTTGGCAGGGTTATGTCGTTGGTTTTTAACGATGAATTCTACAGGAAGCATAGTGCTTATAATTTAAAAAACTCTATTTTCAGTGCGGTGAAGCATGACAAGTGTTTTGTACATCGTGTTGATGGTGAGGTTGTTGGGTATTGCACTTGGGGATTTTTCAAGCGCGAAGAGCTAGATCGTGACTTTTGGAATGGGGATGAGGTGTTTGCTCGTTCTGAGTCTGAGGATTTAATTTTGTATTTTCCGAAGTTTCAGTGTAGGCATGGTCGTCGAGAGGTTATACGCTTTATACGGGACATTCAGCAGTTTATGTGGGATAATTACCCAAATGTTGCTACTGCGGAGGGTTTAAGGTTATATCCTGATGGTAGTAAGCGTGATGAAAAGTGGCATAGGAAAGTAGCATGAGAAGTTTAATTAATCCATTTAGTGTATTGCGTCATGTAAATCTTTGGGACGTTGCTGCTTTTGATGTTGGCGGAGATGCTGGCCCAGATGGCGATCCTGACGTTACAGAAGGAATGATTGCAAATACTCAGGATACAACAGCTACCACGGACGCTCCTGCACCTGACGGTCCTAACTATGGACCACCGGGCACTAACAGCGCTCCTGCACCTGATGCTCCAACTTCAGCAGATTCTGGCCCTGCCTCTAATGCTGATGCTGGCCTTGGTGATTATGGCGGCGCTGGTTTTGATGGCGGCGACTTTGGAGTTAGTGGAACTGGTGGACTTGGGGAAGTTTCAGGTCTTGGTGATTATGGTGGGGCTGGGTTCGATGGTGGTGATTCTGGCGTCAGTTCTATTGGTGCTGGCTTTGATTCTGGTATTGGCCCAGAAGTAGGCTATGACGATGGGATGGTTGATCCCGGTTTGGCTGCTGGGATAGACGCGGCTTTAGCGGATTTGGAGAGTTACACGCCTACTTCTTCTGAATTAGATTCTCAACTTTCTGATCTTGGTTTGACGAATATTACTGCCGTTGATCCATTGTCTGTTTCTGATCAAGTTGCTCAGTATGGTCTTAACACTGGAATAAATTTAGACGCGATAGACGCACAGCGTCAGGCAGACGATGATATTTCTGCTGATCTTAGCATGGAGTTTGGTCCTTATGGTGACGCTATCCTTAGTCAAGGAACGGGCGGATTGCCTTCTTACGCTGACTATGCTCCTCCATCTAATTCAATGGCTGGTCCTACAGATGATTTGCCTGATTTTGACCTTGAGGACTACACGCCTACTTCTGCTGAACTAAATGCTCAAATGAAGGACCTTGGCCTGACTGCTGCTGTTATAGATAGAACAAAACAAGGCGAGCCGGGAGAATTTGGATACAGATCAAAAGCGGGTGCCACTGATCTTGATGTTGATGCAGATTTTATGATGAACTACGACTCTACTGATAATATCAGTAATGTTCAGGCAGATACGCAAGGCTATTACGGAAAATATGGTGCCCCAAAGGGCAATGTCGGTATCACCAGTCCAAATGCTGTTGTTGGTTTGAATACAGAGGACATACAAAGTCTACTTGACTCTGAGGACGAAAATTCACTGTATAATGATGCCCAATTAGAAAGTTTTGTTCCTTCTACTACTTCTTCTACTACGAACCTATCGTACAACCCTAATACTCAAGCGAAAGATGCTGAGGCTAGAGCAATAGCCCAACGCGCCAAAGGTACTTTGCAATCATTGAACTCCCAAGTCGTATCGAAAAGCGTGACCCCACCACAGGACATCAATGTTCCTGTTTCGCAGCAAGTTACTGTGAATAAAACCCCTGAAGTGAATAAGGAACAGCTAAATGCTACAATAGCAGCGGTAATGGCAAAAAATCCAAATATGTCAAGAGCGCAGATTATGAGCAACATAAATCACCCAATGAACACAGACGGTAAATGGGGTCGTATGAGGCCAGACGGCACAGTGGTATCTGCCTCTACTGACTCAAAAGACGGTGGCGGAGTTGATGTTGCTGGCGCTGGCTTTGCTAGAAGTGGTGGTCGTGCGGCTGATGTAAACCGAGATGGTTTTGTTTCAGCGCAAGAAGCAGTGAATGTCGGTGGTTTGCAAGGAAACTTTGCTTCTAGTATCTCTAATTCAATAGGCGCTACGCCCTACGGTTCTGGCATAGCTCCTACTGGTCTTGCTAAGGGCTTCATGAATTATACTCCTCATGGGGGATTGTATGGAGGAATTAGGGATACTGTGCGAGGCAAAACACGAGAAGAGATAGCGGCGGAAAATAACTACAAAGCGGCTGGTCCGGGCTATACAATGGGTGGGAATACAGGAGTCCAAGGTGAACAAGATAACGGTCTAGGCTTTGACGGTGGAGGCAATCCTGACGGAGAGGCCCCTGAAATAAATGTATGCGATGAAGGTTATGCTTTTGATTCAGTTGCGGGTATGTGTATGCCCGTTGAAGAGGACGTACCAGAAGTTCCAGCGGTTCCTCCTATTCCTCCTATTCGTCCTATTGAGCCTGTAAGACCTGTAAGACCTGTGAGACCTGTGAGGCCTACAGAACCATTGACTCCCGGCTTAAACATTCGTCCTGTTACGTTTAATCAAGGTGGTTTCGTAACTCCAAACATTGATCAGTTTTTTAATAGAATGAGATAAACGGATGAATGATCTTAGCGACTTTTCCAAGTTTCTAACGGACGAGGAGTTAGCTAAGGTTGCTCCTATGTTGGAACGTTTAAAGACGTTGGACAACAGAACGGAGAAGCAAGACAACTTTATGAACTTCGTGAAGCATGTTTGGCCTCAGTTTATTGAGGGCAGGCACCATAAGATTTACGCTCAGAAATTGCAGGATGTTGCTGATGGCAAGTTAAAGCGTTTAATTATTAACATGCCTCCGCGTCATACGAAGTCAGAGTTTGCGTCTTACTTGTTTCCAACTTGGCTTATGGGTAGGCGTCCTGATTTAAAGATTATTCAAGCGACGCACACGGCTGAACTTGCTGTTGGTTTTGGTCGAAAGATTAAGAACTTAATCGAAAGCGAAGATTTCAAAGATATATTTCCAGAAGTTAATTTGGCTACAGATGCTAAGGCAAGCGGTAGGTGGAGTACGAACGGCGGTGGTGAATACTATGCTGTTGGTGTTGGTGGCGCTTTGGCTGGTCGTGGTGCGGATTTGGCTATCATTGATGACCCTGTTTCAGAGCAAGATGCGTTAAGTGTTACTGCTTTAGACGGCATTTACGAGTGGTATACATCTGGTCCAAGGCAGCGTTTACAGCCCGGTGGTGCAATTATTATTGTTATGACGCGCTGGAGTATTCGTGACTTGACCGCAAAGGTTTTGTCTAAGCAAAGTGAGAAAGGCGCTGATCAGTGGGAGATTGTTGAGTTTCCAGCGATCATGCCGTCTGGTGATCCTTTGTGGCCTGAGTATTGGAGCTTAAATGAGCTTGAAGGCGTTAAGGCGTCTATTCCTGTTGGCAAGTGGAATGCTCAGTACATGCAGAACCCTACTGCTGAAGAGGGTGCAATTATCAAGCGTGAATGGTGGAACATGTGGGAGAAAGAAGAGCCTCCTGTATGTAGCTATGTGATTCAAAGTTACGACACTGCTTTTAGTAAGAGTGATCGTGCTGACTATAGTGCTATTACGACTTGGGGTATATTTCACAACGATGAAACGCAAGAAGATCATATTATTCTTTTAGACGCTGAAAGAGGGCGATGGGAGTTTCCAGAGTTAAAGGAAGAAGCGTTAAATTCTTATAAATTGTACGAACCTGACATGGTTTTGGTTGAGCAAAAGGCGAGTGGTATGCCGTTGACGCAAGAGTTGCGCAGGATGGGCATTCCAGTGACACCATTTACTCCGAGCCGTGGTGCTGATAAGTTTACTCGTATGCACGCCTGTGCGCCTGTGTTTGAAAGTGGTATGGTGTGGGCACCTGAGACTAATTTCTCAGATGAAGTCATGGAAGAATGTGCGGCATTTCCCAATGGTGAACATGATGACTTGGCGGATTCGATGACTCAGGCTATACTGCGTTTTAGACAGGGTGGTTTTATTACCACTCCGAGTGATTATGATGATGAAGATGAGGCTGCTTTCATGCGGCGTAAACGCGAATACTATTAGGAGATCGACATGGCTGGTGAAGCGGCAATTTTAAAGGCAATCATTAATTCTATGGGCGAATCTGGAAAAACTATTTCAGACGCTGATCGGCAACGCGCAATGGATCGTGCGGCAGCACTTGAGGCCAGCGAAAGAGAGTTTTTAGGTGAATCTGAAAAAACTATTTCAGATGCTGATGCCGCAATGATTAGAATGTTGCTAGGAAAGGGGGCTGCTCCATCAAGATCTATGCGCCCACGAGCGCGTCCTTTTCAGGACGGCGGCGCTGTTCGTAAAAAGAAACCCAAAATGGGGTGTGTCATGAAGGGTCGCGGCGGAAGTTATAAGGGAAGAAAATAATGCCTGATGCGAGGAAAAAAAATAAATTAAAAAAATCAAGAACTGGTGGTCAGTTTTTTCAGTCTGAAAGGCAAGCTGAAAAAAGAATGAATGTTGAGTCTGGCAGGACTGAATTAGAGAAAAAAATTGAAAAAATGCTTACAGAAAAAATGATTTCTGGGGAAATTTCCCCTGAAGAATCTGGTCGTCTAAAAGCAAAAATTTTCGCAGATTCAGTAGAAGATGCTGTTAACAGAAGCACAGCGAAATACATTCACGGTGGTGCCGTCATGAAAGGTCGTGGCGGAAAATTTAAAGGAACAAACTGATGCCAAATATGCCAAAAAAATACAAAGGTTTTTCAAAGTTGCCTGAAGAAGTGCAGCAAAGAATGGACCCTGAAGCGGCTATGAAATACATGGAAGGCGGCGCTGTTAAGAAATACGAGGGCGGCGGTCGTGTTGGGAAAGACGGTAATGTCGAGAAAGACGGCGTTATGTATGAGCATGATCCAGAGCCTCAAAAGGCTTCTATGAAAGGTGGCACAGGTTCTGGTCACTCTCGTGGTGGTGGCGCAGCACTTAGCGGAACCAGATTTTCTGGAGTGAAGTAAATGGCTAAAATCGTTATTAACATAGATATGGACGAACTTTCGTCTGGCATTAACCAAGTTGTTGATGACGATATGTATGAAGGTGATATGGAAGAGGAGTTTACTTGTCCTCTTTCAACTCAAGATTCTAAAATCAACGATGAGAATCGTGAGGCTGCGGTTCAAGATCAAGATTATGGAGCGGCTGAAGGTGACAAGAATGTGTGTGGCACATGTGCTCATTATGACATTCGAGCCTCTGTTCTGGATTGCATTGATAATGGAATAGGAATGAAAAAAAATGTTCCTGTAGGCTACTGCACAGAATTAGATTTTACATGTATGGCAGATAACGTTTGCAACTTGTGGAAAAAAGGTGGCCCTATCACGGACTTTGATAATATTAACACTCTTGAGCCAATTGAGGGTAACGAGAGGGACATTTTCTAATGGCTATTGAGCGCGACATAGGTGCTGGTGGAGTTCCAGATGAGGTTTTGGTTGAAGATACTAATTTGACTGAAGAAATTTCTGAACTTTTAGAAACTCCGGGGATTACGGAATTTGATGATGGAAGCGCTATCGTTGGCGAATATGAAGAAGAAGGTGAGCCTGTAGAGGACGTTCCGTTTGACGGAAACTTGGCTGATGTTATTGACGAAGGTGAGCTTTCTTCTATTTCGTTTGACCTTGTGGGTTCGATAGAAGACGACTTTTCTGCTAGGCAGGACTGGGAAGATACCTACAAGAAGGGACTAGAGTTCCTTGGCATGAAGACTGAAGACCGCACTGAGCCTTTCGAGGGTTCATCTGGCGTTATTCACCCTCTTCTTGCAGAGAGTGTGACTCAGTTTCAGGCACAGGCTTATCGTGAGTTACTTCCTGCAACTGGCCCTGTTCGCACAGCCGTTGTGGGTGCGCAAAATGAAATGCTTGTTAAGCAATCTGAACGCGTCAAAGATTACATGAACTATATGATTACATATGAAATGGAAGAGTATGATCCTGAGTTGGATCAGATGCTATTCTATTTGCCTGTGATTGGATCAACATTTAAGAAAGTTTACTTTGACCCGCTTAAAGGGCGTGCGGTCAGTAAGTTTATCCACGCTGAAGACGTAATTGTGCCTTACGGCTCTACTGACCTTGTGTCTGCTCCACGTATTACACATCGTATTAGCATGGACTCTAATGATATTCGCAAGCTACAGCTTGTAGGTTTTTATAAAGACATAGATCTTCCTACGGCTTCTAACTACGATGATGCGTCTATGGGAGAAGTTGAAGAGTCAATTGACGACATTCAAGGTGTTCATCCGTCTGGACCTTCTGAGGAAATAACTCTTTATGAAGTCCATACGTCCTTAGACATTGAAGGTTTTGAGGACATGGGTGAGGATGGAGAGCCTACAGGCTTACGTCTTCCTTACATTGTCACAATTATTGCTGACTCTGGTGATGTTTTATCCGTCCGTAGAAGCTACGAAGAAGCTGACCCAATGAAACGTGCGAAGCAATATTTCGTGCATTATAAGTTTCTTCCGGGTCTTGGCTTCTATGGCCTTGGCTTAACACACATGATTGGTGGCCTAGCCCAAGCGTCTACTTCTATCTTGCGTCAATTAATTGATGCAGGAACGCTCTCCAACCTACCAGCAGGCTTTAAGGCCCGTGGCGCTCGTATTCGTGACGAAGATTCTCCCCTTCAACCGGGCGAGTTCCGCGACATTGATGTGGTTGGAGGCACCCTGCAAGGCTCTTTGTTGCCCCTCCCCTTCAAGGAGCCTTCAGGGACGCTCTACAACCTTCTAGGCACACTTGTAGATGCTGGTCGTAGGTTCGCGTCTATGGCTGACATGAAGGTTGGTGAGATGAGTGGTGAGACCCCCGTTGGCACCACGATGGCTATTATGGAGCGTGGGACAAAGGTTATGTCTGCGATTCACAAGCGTTTGCATTATTCTCAAAAGATTGAGTTTAAGTTGCTTTCAAGAATATTTGCTGAAACTATTCAGTCTTATCCATATCAAGCAGATATGCAGATGGGTCCGGAAGTTTTTGTACAAGATTTTGATGCGCGTATTGATGTTCTTCCTGTTTCTGATCCAAACATCTTTTCTATGTCGCAGCGTATTGCTTTGGCTCAAACTGAATTGCAAATGGTTCAGTCAAATCCAGATATACACGGTGGACCACAGGGTCTGTATCAAGCATATCGTAAAATGTATGAAGCTCTTGGCGTAAATAACATTGATGGCATTTTGCCGCCACCACCACCGCCACCTCCTCCTGTTAATCCATCAAAGGAAAATCAGAATGCTCTTATGGGCGCTCCTTTGCAAGCATTCCCGCTACAATACCACGAGGCTCACATAGAGGCTCATATGGCGGTTATGTCCACTCCAGCGATGCAACTTAATACGAATGCTATCATGGCTCTACAGGGCCACATACAGGAGCATATAGGTCTGCTTGCAGAGGCGCAGGCTCAACAAGAAGTTATGAGCCAGATTCCTCCAGAGCAAATGCAGATGATGCAACAGCAAGCAATGATGCAACCACCTCCACCACCGGGCCAGCCTCCTATGGATCCACAGCAGCAAATGATGCAGCAAATGCAGCCTCAGATTGATGATAAAGCGGCTCAGATTATTGCTGACTTAACCGAGGAGCTTGCTCAAGCAATGACTCCAGAGGAGCAAGGTGATCCTCTAGTCGATATAAGGAACCAAGAGCTTCAATTGAAGGCCGCAGATATGCAGCGCAAGCAAGAAGAGTTTGATGCGAAGCAGGCATTCAACGAAGAAAAAGAACGCAATGACGTATTAATTGCACAACAACGTGTTGATGTATCTGAGTCTGCATTAGCGGATAAAACTAGAATTGCTGAAGATAGAATACAAACACAACGCGACATTGCCTCTTTGAACGCAATGAATAAAGGATAGCACTATGACTTCAACTGTTAGAGCAAAAATGGCAGCGCAGGAAAAAGAAAAAAAGGTAGCTCAACGGCTATCTGAAAATCCTGTGGAAATGGTAAGAGCGCGTAATAAGGATGGACACTTTGTCAAAGATGACCCAAGCACGCCAGAAAACGAAGCGTGGGTTGAAAAGCCGAAAGCCAAGAAAAAGCCAGCCGCAAAGAAAAAAGCAGCCAGCAAAAAGTCTAAGTAGGTTTAGTAAAGCGGCAAGACCCCAGAAGTTCCAAGGAATCTTCTGACTTTCTGGTATTTTTACTTGTGCTTCCCGTACATTAGCA